TTTAATCAAAAAAGCCTACCATCTATTTGAGGTAGGCTTTTTTTTTGGAGGAATAAAATGGATCTTAATGATATGGCACGAGAAATGCAAGAAAATACTGATGCAAAAAAATTCAGCATCATGGGAGAAGCTGGAAAAGGCATAATGAAACAAAGCATCAGAACCACAGCAGCAGATCTATTATCTGATCTCGCAGCTGAAAAAGGCTTCAAAGAGACCGATGAATGCTGTGAATTTATGGGCTCGAAAGATAATCAGATGGTTGTCAGAGAGGCCATTCTTGAAAGATATGGCGAAGAAGAAGTTGATAAATATCAGCCAACAATAAATGTAAAGCCGAAAACAAAATGGCTTCAGGAGGGTTATATCATCAAGGAGGGTGAAATCCCCTTATGCTTCATTGTAACATGGAGACACGGCCGACAATGGAGTGTGGCCTTATTTCATGAAAAGCAGATGGAATTATCAGTCTGAATCACCGCGGACAGCAACTTGATAACGAGCTGCAATTTCCTGGGCAGACATCTTTTTGGCATCTGCGCTGTTTATGTGGAGATGCACAGATGAAGGGCCCTGGTATCCTTTGAGGTGAGCGATAAGTTCTTTAAGAGCTTCAATTTTATTGTAAGGCCGAATTTCAACGTATGGAACTCCCTGTGAATTAACCTTCATATTCATACTGGCAATCGCAGAAGTATCCATATCCTTGAAATCTTCAAGAGTGACACCGAGACAGCCCTCTTCAACTTCGAATTTGAAATCCTTTGCATATTCTTGGTGTTTGAAGAAGGCGATTTTCTTGAGTTCGTTGAGACATTCGGCCAGAGTAACATCACAAACCTGTTCAATTTCACGGGCTTTCCGAGTGATGAGAGCTTGAACCCCAGGTTTTTGAAGCCATTTTCGCGCGGTTTTGTCACAGATTCCACAACGCCGAGCTGCAGCTGCCCGGTTCTGGTCAAGAAGAAAGCTCATGACAAAGGCATGCTCTTCCAGACCGCATTCAGGAACAGGGCTCATTTGCTTGCTTAATTCTTTGTTTTTCATACTTCTAATATCTCATAAATCACCAAACAAGTCAATAGGAGCAATACATGGAGATGCCATTGGCCTTCAATTCGGGCAATATTCGGGCTATTTCTGAGACGAAAGCATTCATCCGGATCAGCGCTCCCATAGGTATTACAGCTGATTCTCAAGAGAACATCATGGAACTGGCATGTGAATATGCCTTTGCCGGCGGCCAAGTATTCATCGATTCAGGTGCGTTTACGGCATTCAACAAAGGTATAGACCTCGACATTGATTCAGCCATTGGAAAAGATTTCTGGGATAAAGTTTTTCATAAATATTTCGAGCTGGCCGAAGGTGCTGGACCAGGTGTGCTTAACATGAGATTCGTAGCACCAGACCAAGTAGGAAACCGCGAAATAACTACAAAAAATGTGGATTGGCTGACATACAAAATCAATGATTTGCATGCTCTCGGATGTAAAATCATCCAGAATATCCAGAAAGATAAGTTCAACAATGAAGTGGCAGACATTTTTATTAACATAGCTGATATATCCGGATGGTATAACCACTTTGAAGATGTTGTGATAGGGTTTCCTTCTAAGGCAAAAGCCTGGAACCTAAACTCCATATATCGATATGTCGAATACATGAAAATTCGTGGGGAAGAATGTGATTGGCCCATGGAACCGCTCGAAATCCATCTGATGGGTAAAGGGGATCCGGTCCAACTTGTAGAGATTTGCTACAAAATGAACAAAATCACTCCAACTATTCTCAGCGGTGATTCTGTTGCCACTGCTTCGATAGTCGGTAAAGGCAAAAGGCTCACTGAAGATTTCAATAAATTGAAAACCAAAATGGAGTTAAAACTTTACCGATATTTAAGCAGACCAGAACGCGGACGATTAAGAGGTTATCTCCTAGGTGAAATTGAAACAGAAAAAAGAGAAAAAGCGCGAAAACTTTTCAAGGAGTTGAACAATGGAAATCCAGTACAACAAGAACTCCTGGCCTGAAGGGCCTTGGCAGAATGAACCCGATGTCGAAAGATGGAGTGATGTGGCAAGTGGTCTTCGATGCAAAATTTGGAGAAATCAACTTGGTGCCTGGTGTGGATATGCTGGTGTCGTTCCTTCCAGTCCTTTATATGAAAAAGATAGAAATTCCCAGAAACTCGAAGATATCTGTGTTCATGGAGGACTGACTTTTTCAGGAAAACATGAAGAAGAAGGAGACATCTGGTTTTTCGGATTTGACTGTTGTCATGCTGGCGATTTCATTCCAGCTATCAATCTGGATTTAAAACAATCTGTCCATTATTGGGACATTGATAAAGTCAAAGATGAGGTAACGAAACTTGCAAGGCAGTTGATAGAAATCTCCTGAAAGTTGTGCCTTTCTCCGTGCAGGCACAACTTCAGGAGGTAAGAAATGGTACAGGACATATGTGACTGTGGACAAAGAACAGTCCGACAGGGATATTGTGAAAAATGTTTACGAGAATATGAAATCCATCTTCAGAATGAGCTGAACGTGGAGCAATTCATTCTCGCCGGCGCGGAGCCGAGAACAATCGAAGACCTTGAAACAGAGAAAGCCATTACGGAATCTCTGGAGCAAGAACCGGTCATTGACCAGAAATCAACCGATCACACTCAACCAAGAGGTCAACTCATGACTGAAATAACCGATGTGGCCGTCTGGCCTTATAACGAAGGTGGGAGTCTGAAGGCTTATGCCTCCATCACTCTGAATGGCGATTTCGTCATAAAGAGCATCAGGCTCATCGAAGGACGCAACGGTCTGTTTCTTGGCTTCCCGGAGAATTACAAGGGTGAACAGGGATATCCTATTTGTTTTCCCATAACAGCTTCTCTGAGGGAGACTGCCACGAGACTCATAATCGAAAAATATGAGGGCGTTCTGGCAGAAGTAGAGGCAGAACCTGTAAATCCATAACAGAAATGTGGAAACCTGGGAAGTACAACCAGGGGATCGGCAGGCGTTCGTGTTGTGGCGAACTAAGCTGGATAACCGTAGCATCTCTTAAAAGGAGAGGGGTTGCCGTTTGCGAGTCTTCTGTGTCGCAGGAGAGGAATTTCACAACTCAGTTTCGGCTCAGGCCAGCCCGAAGCGTGGGAAGCGATATCTAACCGAGTATTTGGCAGAAATTGTGAGAGGAGGTATTATCCGGTTTAGCGAAAGCGGCCGGCCCACGTTCCATTAATATTAACCAGGAGAATAATATGAAAAAAGGAAGAACAATCGAAGAGCTTGCTTCTGAACTCGTCGCGATTCAGGATAGCAAGATTGATTTATCTGTCCCAACTTCTCGACTCCACATGTCAGAAAAAGGGCTCATCGCGGTAACAGGAAATGATGTTCCAGAAAGAATTGAAGGGACACATTTCAATTTGACATCCTGGGCCCATAGCCAGGTGTCTCAATACACAAATATCCCAAAGGGATACTATGACAGAATCCTCGGTGAAAATCCTGGACTTCTGGCTGCCAGTGTAAACCACGGCCTGCAGATGGCTATAAACTTGGCAGTTACCAAAAGAAAAGAAGAGAGCAGAATGCTCAGAACTGTCAATGGACGGATACGAGGTTTTTTAAGTTCACGATACAGGCGCCTTGATTGCGCTGATCTGTTAGAAGCGGTGCTCCCTGTGCTGAATCAGCACCAATTCAACGTGGTCAGTTGCGAACTCACTGAAAGGCGTATGTACTTAAAGGTGACAACGGACCGGATTCAAGGCGAAGTCAAGAAAGGGATGGTCGTACAGTACGGACTTGTCATCTCTTCCTCAGATGTCGGCTGTGGATCAGTGCGTGTGGAACCTTTAATGTACGAATGTATCTGCGACAACGGGCAGATATGCGATACAGCACTCCGCAAATTTCACATCGGCAAAGACCAGGCCAGTGATAATATCCATGAACTCCTCTCAGATAAAACGAAAGAAATGGCCGATGAAGTTTTCTGGCGGTCTGTTCATGATGTAGTAATCAGTTCAATTGAAGAAGTCAATTTCGAGCGCGAACTAAATAAACTTCGTGAAGCCGCCGAAGTTCCCATCAAGAACATGAATCTCGAAAAAGTGGTCGATTTGACCATGAAAGAGGTTGGTATTTCAGGTGAGAACAAGAAACATAATATCCTGGAATACCTGGCAAATGGGGCACAGGGACGAGGTCTGAATAAATGGGGCCTGGCCAATTCATTTACTTGGGCCGCTCAGGCTGAAGATGTAGATTATGAGGAATGTACCGAACTGGAAAGAGCCGGCGGCAAAATCATTCTTCTTCCCCAGAACAAATGGGATCTCGTTGCAGGAAAATAAATGGGCATCTCAAAACTTGATGCTGTCGACGCGTTCAACCGGAAAGTCGCCCAAATCAAAGGGCGGCTTTTTGTCTCCGTAGCCGATTGCTGTAAACGATACAATGTTTCCAGGAGACGCATAATGCAGCTTATCCTGGATGGCAGAATACCCGAAGCATACAGGGTTGGTGGACGGTGGATTGTTCCCGCAGAATGGAGATATGTTCGGAAAAGGAGGGGTATGAAGCCAAATTCAAAAGTCGGTCAAAAGCGCCCGACTTTTTCTTTGGCTGACCCATCGAAAAAGGTTGACAATAGTAAAGTAATAAAGTAAGTTATAAAGAACCTTTAAAGAGGAGAAAACATGTCTTCAGAATCATCATCCCCAGAAAAGAGTAAAAGCGTGAGTATTCACGTTAAAGAGGCGAAACCACTCACCGCCGCACAGGAAAAAGAGATCGACACATATCTCCAGAGCCTGGGGTGCCAACTCCAGGATTCACAGCTCACGCAATTCAAGACCCTCTGCCGTGAGTTCGGGCTAAATCCATTTAAAAGAGAGATTTACGGTATCCCGTACAATGATAAATTCAACATCATTGTCGGATATGAAGTGTATATCAAACGAGCAAATCGCACCGGTCTCCTTGATGGAATGGAACGAGGAACCACTGGATCCGGCAATGAACTCAAAGCCTGGATCAAAATCTACCGGAAAGACTGGAGTCGGCCGTTTTATCATGAGGTCGATTACTCCGAATACGTCCAGATGAAGTGGGATTATGACACAAAAACGTACAAAGTGAACAGCATGTGGCGTTCCAAGCCGAAAACCATGCTGCTGAAGGTGGCCACGGCCCAGGCATTTCGTCTGTGTTTTCCGGAAGATTTCGCCGGCATGCCGTATACCAGTGATGAACTTCCGATTGATGGAATTGAGTCAGGATTAAAGGAAGTAATTGTAGATAGTACAGTCAAACTTCCAGACGGGGAAACTGTGAATACAGAGACAGGTGAAATAATCGAAGACAAAACCCCGATTCAGCAAGCTCCAGAGCAGCAACCACCCCCACAAAATAGTCAGACATCTTCCGGAAACGCCAAAAAGAACGATTTTTGGGCAATGTTGGAGCAGATGCATGGCGCCAATGCTGCAGATGTCTTGGAAAAAATGACTTCATTCAAAGGCCGGGACGGGTCCATGGTCAAAGGAAAGCGTTCAATGGAGCGCGTATCCATGAAACAGGTCGGATTTCTCTTCAAGAAAGTGGAGAAAGAATACGCCGAATGGAAAAAGCTCGGCGGTGGCCAACCCTCCCAGGGAAACCCCGGGCCCGATGCTCCAGACAATTTCACCGATGATGTTCAACTCAGCGATGGTGCACCACAGGGAACTCCAGAAGACTACCCTCCGCATCCAAGTGCCGGGCAAGATGAACCACCCCCTCATTCAGAAGAAGACCTTCCATATTAACCCAGGAGAAAGAAATGGATATACCAGATCTTGTTGGTGCTCTGACCGAGCTCAAAGAAAAGAAAATCAAACGGTATCCTTGTACCGTAAACAGGGCCTCTGCCATAGGAAAAGCAGTACCCATGCTGGACGGCTGCCTCCGGCGAGGGGTCTATGAAAGGACCCATTGGGAAGAAAAAGAACTCCACGACGTCCGTGCACAATTCATTTTCGATGAAGGGAGCGAACAGGAAGAAATTGTGGTTCGACAACTCTCTCAAGCCGGTGTCAAAATTATAAACCGAGGCCAGGCTTTTACTATTAAAGACACCCGGCCGGGAAAGACTGGAAAAATCCTTCTGTCTGGTGAGACCGATGGAGAAGTGGTTATTACCGAAGAAGCCGGCCATGCCAAAGATACCATCACGTGTGAAATCAAATCAATGAATCCGAATATTTTTTCCCAAATGCACGAATTTGAGGATTTCAAAAAGAAACCCTGGACGCTCGGCTATATGGCCCAAATCATGGGGTATATGCTCGGTCATAACAAAGACCAAGGGCTTTTTCTCCTCAAAGACAAATCAAATGGCCTGGTCAGGCAGATTCATGTCCCTATGGATTACGAGATAGGAGAAGCTGTCCTGAAAACTGCTGAAGAAATCAACGACCACGTTGATGCAGGCACTCTTCCGGAACGTCGTTCTGAAATCGACAAATGTGAATACTGCGAATTTCGCAAAATCTGTATTCCAGATGTCAATTTCGAAACAGGTGTAACCGTGGCCCAGGACCCAGAATTCGAGAAACACCTCAATGAATATTGGGAATTGAATGAAGCCTCAAAGCGCTGCCAGGAACTCTACAAAAAGATTATCGCCCCGAAAATGAAAGCGACAGCTGCTCAGACGGATGGTGTCCTGAATATGGAGATTGGAGAGTATCTCCTGACCGGGAAGACAGATTCCCGTGGAACATTCCGGCCAAAAATCCGGCTCAAAGCTGAAGTAGAGGATGAATAAAATATGGCGAAAGATCCCGCATTTCTGTTTTATTACCAGGATTGGCTCGTTGGCACCAGTTTTATGACCAACGAACAGAAGGGAATCTACATCGACATGCTGTGTCATCAAGCCCATCACGGTACTTTAACCCAACACATGGTAGATAGTATCTGTCCAAACAAAGATGATTGGAAAGTAATCTCAGAAAAATTTACTCATGAGGAACACTACTGGTATAACGAGAGACTCATGGAAGAAATGAACAAGCGGAAGCTCTTTTCAGAATCCAGGAGGAAAAATCGTCTCGGAAAGACTAGAAAATCAAGTATTCCACATATGGAAAATGAAAATGAAAATGAAAATGAAGGAAAAAATGGAGAAAAAATAAAGAAAAAATCTCCTTTTAAGCCACCAACTTTAGCTGAGTTACACGAATATACCCTTGAGAAGGACCTTGACGTAGACATCGATAAGTTCTGGGATTTCTATGAATCCAAAGGCTGGATGATTGGGAAAAATAAGATGAAATCCTGGCAAGCTGCTGTCAGAAATTGGGCCAGACAGGGTAATTCACCATCTGCAGGGGCCCCCGCGGGCGGCCGGCGGTCCGAACCGCCCCCGGCGCCCGACCTTGAATCCCAATTAAGGAGGAAAAATGGCAAAGCAGATGGACGTTGAACAACAAATCCTCGGAGCAATCCTATTCGATTATGGCAGCTGCGGATATGCTTTTGAGAGGCTTTTACCTGTTCACTTCATCAATAAACAGCACAGTCAGTTCTATGAAGAAATTATAGAACTCCGGAACCAGGGCAAAGACCTGGATCTTGTGACCATCGGAAATCAGACAAAATTCTATGACTTGGCGCTGTCATGCAGCACAAGCGTGTATACCGCGGCAAACATCCGTTCTCACGTCGATATCTGCCTCGACCGATATTATCTGGCCGTGACCCGGCAGATGCTCATAGAGGCCGTTAAAAGCCTCGAAGAGATAGACCGATCCCCAAGTAAACTCAGGAAGAGAATCGAGGATATGGCCTTCTTTCTGGCCGACAGGGCACAAGATAGAGGACTCCAACATATCTCAGAGATTTCCCAACCCACCATCCACCAGTTGAACGAGATTCAGCAAGGGAATTTCCCAGGAGTGAAGACTGGATTCTCAAAGCTGGATGACATGGGATTTTATTTCCGGAGAAAGACGATTACCGTGTTGGCGGCGCGACCGGGTATGGGAAAATCGGCTCTCGCATTGAAAATTGCCAAAAATTGTAAAGAAAATGTGGCTTTTTATAGCATGGAAATGGCCAACGAAGAACAATATGAGAGATTGATTTCAATGAAAACGGCTCTCACGAATGACGATTTGAGAAGTAAAAGCACCCTCGAATCGCAAGGAGATAGAATTGTTACTGCTGCAGCAGAAATAAATGAACACCCGATTTGGATGAATGATTCAACCCGGGTAACAATCCCGATGATTTTGAACCAGTGCAAAAGGCTCAAGGCAAGAAAGGGATTGGGCCTTATAATTGTGGATTATATGGGCCTGGTGAAGACTGGAGGGAAGTTTGGTAGCCGGCGCGAAGAAGTCGGGTATATTTCAAAAGGGCTTAAAAACGTAGCAAATGAGCTTGATGTACCAGTCCTGGCTCTATCCCAACTTAATAGAAGCTGTGAGGAAAGGCATGACAAAAGACCAATCTTGGCAGACTTACGTGAGTCTGGGGACATCGAACAAGATGCACACATGGTGTGGTTCCTCTATCGTCCCGAGGTCTACGACCCCAAAGACAAT